TTAGGTGAAGGTTTAAGCGCGCTTACTACAGATAATATAATAACTCTTGGTACATTAATGGGAACTGGTGGCGCATTAGGATTATTATTTGGTGTTGGAAAAACAGCAAAGGCCGCATTTGGAATAGCTGCAATAGGTACTGGCATAGCAGCATTCTTAACAGCATTTGCCGGTGTAGATGCAATTAGTGGAGTTTTAGGAGCTAATGGTAGCAATATAGGACCGCTTCTTAAAAATATAGGAGAAGGATTAAATGCATTTAGTGTTGATAGTCTTAAAGCTATGGCTGGACTATTTGCAGTTGGCGCAATATTTGGAGCCATACCTGGCGGTGGAGTTCTTGCAGCAAAGGCATCCGTAGGTTTAGGCGCAGTAGGATTTGGTATTGGTGCATTTTTAGCAGGCTTAGCAGGTGCTGGTAAATTAGCTAGCTTTTTAGGATTAAAAGGCGAAGGAATTAAAGAAATTATGAAAAATATTGCTGCGGGTATGAACGAACTTTCTTCGTTGCCAGCAGATATTGGAACAAGAGTCTTGGCACTTGGCGGATTAGGTCCAGCAATTGCAGCTTTATATGGAGGTTCAGGTATAGGACAGTTATTAGATTTTGCAGTTGATAAACTTAAATCATTTTCTAATTTTCTATTTGGTACCGATTTTAAAGATCAAAACTCTTCTCGTAAAAGTCAAATAGCAGCAATAGTTGATTCTGTAACTCCTTTAAAAAATTTAGATATAAAAGCCATTTCAAATTTAGATAAGTTATCAGATGCTATAGGAAAATTTAGTGATAGTATTTCAAAATTAGGAAAATCAAATTTAAGTAATTTTAAAACTAGTGTTAAACGATTAATTGGTGGTATGAAACTTCAACTTGATTTATTAAATGCCATGGCAAAAGGTGGTAAAGTTGGATCAGGTTATTTTGATGGAATACCTGAAGCAGACTTTGGAAAAGGATTTTTAGATCCTCAATTAAGAGTTGATGATTTAGTTGTTCTTATGAAGAAAACTCAAGATATATTAAATAGGACAAATTTAAAAGTTACTGCTGCACCAGATTTAAAAGTAAATCCTATGTCATCTTCTTCTATGGGTGGTAGTATAAATGCTGGAAATAGTATAAATTCAAACAACATTAGTAATACTACTTATAATTCAGTTGGTACTAATTTTGTATCACCTGGCCCCACAGTAGATCTGCAGGACCAGTTTGGATTTGTTACTACTTAGTCTTGCTTTGCAAGTTTAGAAAAATAAGATAATGTATCTTCATCTTCACTACTTATTTCTTCTGCAGTGACTGGCTCAACAGCCGCGATTGGTTGATTTATCTTTACTTCTTCTTTTACTGTATAGGCACCAGCTGTTGCCTCCTCACCAAGAACTCTCATTAACTTAGTTTTAAGTTCATCATATGACTTATAATTCTTAGGATTAGTAAACTCAGATAAGTCGTGTAGTTTATTATAGACGTCTTCTAACTTAGCTTCGTCTGCACCTAATAAAGCTGCTGGTGAAGCAAACTCAGATTTATCATAGTTTCTATAACCTTCTACATTTCTAATTTTAAGTTTAAAATCTGCACCTTCCCAGAAATCAAATGGATCTACTGGAGTTTCATCTGCAAAGTCAGGATTCATAAGATCATAAATCTTATCAAATATCTTCTTACCAAACTTATATAAGAATACCTTACCTTCGTTTTGCGGTGCTGAAGGATCACTAACAACATAGATATTAGTTACGTAATGTAGTCTTCTTTTTTGAGTTCTAGCTTTTTCTTTATCTGACTCAATACCAGAATTCCATAACTTAGAATTCAATTCACCAACTGGATCGTTTTGACCAATTGAAGTAAGTGAGTTTTCGATATACCATAAGCCAGTAGGACCTTTAAAACCATGATCCCAATATCTTACAAAAGGAAGATTCTCTTCCGTACCAGGAAGGAATCTGATAACGGCATAACCATTACCTGCTTTATCTACTGTTGGTTTCCATATTCTATCATCAACATATGACTTAGTCTCGCCACTGCCGGCTGATTCTGCTGCCTTAATAATTTTGTTGATATTAGAACCGCGATTGCGTTTAAGTGTTTGAAATGACATCGTATTGTCTCCTTATTACTGAAATATTGACTGAAGTATAATATTATATATACTAGTTAAATAACGACGAATCTATAGAATTCTTCTTTGGAAGAAAATTTAGATCCATCGCTTCTGCTTCAAGCTTATCTTTTATAACTGGTGATATAAACTTTCGAATGTCTTCGATTTCTATATCGTTAGTTTCACAAACCTTTATTATTGCATCCATATATGGAATCTTAAGATCTGCTACGGTCTTTTCGATAAGCTTTGTAAATTTAGACTTTGTTAAAAATTGTTCTTCTATTTTCATCTGTCTAAAACCCTTAATAATATTGTGTCTTTATTGATACGACCATTTGGTGAAAACGTTTTGGTAGTTATACCTTTCCAAGCTTCATCAATTTGCTTTGGCGTTTTCGATAAGAACATTGGTAAGTAATCGTCAGGCTTACGTAAAGTTACTGCTCTACTTGTTGACTTATTAAAGTTCTTAATGGTCGAACCTGATATTATAAATCCACTTGGACTATCTGTAACGTACTCGGTAACGACTTTATATTTACAATTGAAGGTATATAACCTATGTTTGTTTGGTATTTGTATTGGATTAATAGATACAATCTTAAAATCAGTATCTTCTTTTTTGTATTGTACTTTTGATACCTGTTTATCGATTGCAACTGAACCTTTAATTTTAACGTTACGAGATGCTTTACTTGCAGATTTAATTCTATCTAAATCAGAAAGCATTTCTTTACAGACTTTAATTCTGTGATTGAGGACTGACCGTTTAAGGTGGGAGTAACCTTCGACAGCTTGATCGCATCTTTTGTGGTATGCGTCTTCATAATCAAGAAGCCAGCCCTCAATCATTGGCTTAACGTGACTTACTGCAGCGTTTGTTAAGCCATGGAACTTGAACCTATCGTATATGTTAATAGTGGCATCTTCACCATCGATCCACTTGTCTTCTAGTTCAAGTAACTCTTGCATTATTGTATTTCTAATCTTACGTGTCATTTTTTCTTGTATGGTTAAAACAATCACGTTAGTTTTCTTTTCAGCTTGTTTTTTCTTATATAACTCTTTACCTGTTTCGATAAGAGGAATAACATAATCAAATAATGAATTTAAAAATTCTTTAGCTTTATCGCCGCCAATATCATTATTTTTATATAGATCATTATTATACCAAAATGCAGTTGCTGCATGATGTGTCATATTAAACTTCCATTCTGGATGACTAAGTATATACTTAGCTGGTTCTGGAAAGTTTTTCTTAATCCAAGTTTTAGTTTGTGTTAAACAATCTTTTCTATCAACTTGTAAATGAAAATATTCTTTTACTGCATCGAAACCTTTATCGATTGGAACACCAGCAAGACCAGTTCTTGCTTTTGCTCTTGCGTTTTTCTTTCTTGTCTTCTTACCTTTTAATGCCGCTAAACTCATAAATTATTCTCCCTTATATAATCGCCAACTGCGCCTTTTACAATATTTGGATATTCACCTAAGTAAGTACCCGCTTCTAACATATCTTTGGTGAGAAGATATTTGTGTGGATGATCGATGGCATCCCAATTATCTAAGATATGTTTTGCTAATTGATCAAACTCTTGATCAGTTATTAAATTTTTATCAAGCTTATAATATGCATAAGAGCACATTAAATATTTTGCCACTGGATTTTTCATTAAGCATAACCTCTTGATTTAAGAGATTGTTCCATTGCTTCAGTATCGGTGTAATACTTATCCTGATGTGCAATATTAATTTTAGTAGATATGGCAGCAGCCAATCCACTATTCTTTTCAATTAACTTTTGAGCAAACTCATCTTGGTGAATAGGTGACATTGCTTCTAGTTGTTTGATAATTGTATCATAATTAAACATAATATAGACTCCCGATTTTTTATTATACTTATATTCTACCATACTTTTGCGTAAATGTACACAGTTTTGTTATTAACATGTTAATTAGTTCCTACGCATTGTTGCATATTCTTTAGCATCTGCATTTTTACTTACAGGTACCATGTTTGATTTATGCATAGTAGCAATACCGGTGATGAAAGTACCAGTGTAAGTATTTTGTTTGGACTTACCAACGATAGGACCGGTGTAGTCACTAGTTGGTAGAGCTCGTGAATGCTCCTTATAATTAGGAGCCTTGATTCCTGAATCTTTAGTTTTGTTTTTAAGTTGACTTGGATGTACACCACGTGACATTAGCCACTTATCATGTTCTGCTTGAGCTTTGGCCCAGCCTGGTTTACGAAACGGTTTACGCTTTTTACTATTGTTGTTTTTGTTATAATATACTGGCATTAAGTGCATTGTCATAGTTCAACCTTTTATTTTTATTTTACCATAGATTTGCGTAATTGTAAAGGAAAAAAGCAACAACAGCTAAAAAAATTACAACTGAAAATCTGTACATTAGTTTTATTATTGCTACAAATGATCCTACAAGAATAGCACCAGCTACTGCGAAGAAGAGGAGTTGAAAGAATAGTGGTGCTATATCTTGTATTTCTGATGGACTTGGCATTTGCCTTCTCTCCAAATTAGTTAAAATTCTGTGGGGCGGCGATCAATCCATCCAACTCTACCGACCGATGAGCCCGCCCCTTGGTAGAGTTGGGGAACGTTTTATACTCCGACTCTGGTTCCCTGGGTAGCTCCGCACCTGTAAACCCCGACGCCCTTCTGCTTCTGCCTATTTGCAACTTCTCCTTCAGACGCCTTGTCGGTTTCTTTCGCTATGTCATTTTTTATACTCCCTTTTTAATTTTATAATAATATTATACACTAGTTTTTTGCCTTTGTAAAGGAAAAAATGCACTTATTTGAAAAAAAGTGATTAACATATTAACTAAGTTCTATTCCTTTGTATTTCATCTGGTCCAGAATTAGATGCTAATTCTGGACTTTTATTCCAATTAAAGATACTTTGATTTTTATACGCATTAAGTTCTTCAGTTAATTCTTTAACGCGTTTATATAAAGCATATTTTTCTTTAGTTTCTTCAGCCAATTGCTTTTTTAGCAAATCAACTTCAGTGAATGCTTGGGTCGTCATCTTCAACTTCCTCCAACTTAAATATAAATTCCATACCGTTATCATTATGAGCTTGATGAACCATTTCACCAAGCTGATAATCTTCGCCTTCTACGGTAAATACTATTTCGTTTTCTTCGTTAAATTTTTTAGCGACTGCTTTTTTAAAATCGATAATATTAGATTTATTTTTTTTAGACATATTTAAAACTCTTTTCTATTATATTAATAATACCACACTTTTGCGTAAATGTACACAAAAAAGTGATTAACTTGTTAAATGTTTTGCATGAATTCTACAACCTATAAAGTTGTTGTAGTAATCATCTCTAAACAATACATTGTGATCGAACTGAAGCTTAGCTTCATAATAAGACATTTCGCCTTTTGTTCTACAGAGTTTTAATATTTCACGTTTAAATCTTTCTTTTCCATGTTGTTCAACGAGTTGGCGTACTTCAGCGGATGAGCCGTAGTAGTCCTTCCAATCTGATTCAATACGTGTTCGTACACGTCTTTTACGTGTTTTATTGATGGGAAGAACTTTAGGTTTCCAGAAGTTCTTCTTTCCAATATATTTTTTGTTGGTATGAATTTCGGTAAGTTGGTATACAAAGCCTTGATATTCCTCTGGTGTGTCTTCAAAAATTACATCATTATATATCCACATCTTCGACTTCTTCTGCTTCAATTTTACTATTACAAATAGGACAATACTTTGGTTCTTTATAAGATGCTACGTAAGATACCTCATCACATTCTTCGCATTCTATCTGGTAATCTTTCAAGTATTTGCTCCCTTCTTTCTCGCGTTGCACTTGCCCACTCAGCAATTTCTTGAGTGGTTCTTCCACAACCTATGCAAAAGTTTTCTCTAAGAGTACATATTTTCACACAAGGTGAAACTACTTTAGAAATCGATTTCACAGGCGCCACCTGCACAGGCGGCTGCAGCGAGTGTATCAACATCAGTATACTTCTTTTCTGTTATGTCTTCTTTCCAGTCGACAGTTTTTAAAGTTGATTGTATTTTATTCCATTTATGCAATAAATATGCATCTTTTAAACAGTGCTCAGCAAGCGCTTGATCTGAATTTAAATAGTTATCAGCAAACTTACCAAACCTTCTTATCCAATCTCTTTTTAATGCATTTTCTGAAGTTTCTAATGATATGTCTTCACCAAATCCTTTTGCTGTAGAGCATGCATCCCATAAGTTATTATAACATTTTAGTGCGTCAACAACCATACCTGATGCAAAAACGGCAGCATCGCCATACTTCTTTACCATTTCTTTTGAAGTAATAACTGCAGTATTTGGAGCTTGATTGTAGTCTTTATCTCCAGTCATAGGTAAGAATGAAATACCAGCAAATGAATGTCTATTTTCAAAAACATATTTTTCAACTTCATCCCAATCATCTACAATAATTGTATTTGATACATTATGTCTTACACCTTTATCAGCACAAAGTTCTTCATTAGTACCAGCTTCAACCCAATGCTTTTGAGCTTTCTTCACTAGCTCTAAATGCTTAACACCTAATAAGTCATCTTTATACATTGATCCTTTATTAGGCATTATTGGAAATGAAACAACAACATCTGTTCCACCAGCAGACCAAACTGATTCTTCAACCATGTAAGGATTAGTCTTCATAATTGCTTGAGTTATTTCTGATTCTTTATTCATTTGTACATTTCTAATATACATATTCGAATGCTCAGCATGAATGCCAGATGCTGTTTGTAATAACACAGAAGCGTTACCACTTGGCTTAACGCATGTAGTTCTAGCAGCTGCATTAATTCCAATTATTCTAGCAACTTCTCTATTTACGTCTTTAACTATCTGAGCACCTTTTTCAAGTATCTTTTCATTAAAAAGAATATCAGGATTGTTCATCCATCCGGTGATTGAAACTCCAAGTAAAGCTTCTCTATCAAAAATAAGTTTTGATGTATCAGTTAAAAACTTGAAGTCTGTGTACCCTGCTTGTAGGGTACCGAGGATAGACGCTGCTCTGCATGCTTTATAAAAGTCTTCCTCGGTATTGCATTTGCCTCCGTTGATTTCAGTTAGGTTGCAACCTTGCCAACCTGACTTCTTATTGATCTGCGGATACATACCAATCTCAACACATGGATTTGTAGTATGTTCTTTTGATTCAACGAAGACGAACCCTGGTTCGCCAAACTGTTTAACAGATTCCATAATCTTGCCAAACTGTTCTGGTGTGGTCTCATCTCTTACAATAACTGCAGAGTTATTTGACCTGCCTCTTTGTGGATTATCCATAAACCAATTGCCAGTTTTTGCATTCATCATTTCTTCATCATCAGGTGAAAAAAGACAAATGGTTGCTGATCTTCTAACGCCACCAGATAATACAGCATCTGCTGCATGCATTGTAATATCATATGCGTTTATTGGTTTAATCGCTATTGGCTCTTTTGAGTCTAATACAATACCTTGTAATAAGTGTTCTATTTTATCTAAAGACCTACGTAGACCATTTGGCCCTGGAGCTTTAAATCCACCTGATATAAAAGCACCTTTAGGTCTTATTTGTGATAGATCGAAGTACACTCTTCTTCCTTCATATTCTGGATATTTACCTCCTCCAACAAAAAAAGAAGACATTAATACGTCTAAAGCTGAAGCCCAACCTTCAATTGAATCTTCAACTATGTAACCTTTCGCTTGTTTAGTTCTGTTTTGAATTTTTGGTAACTTTTTGATATGATGCTTTTGTACAGAAAATCCTGCACCTGCACCACATAGTAATATATAAAACACTTCACCAAAGAATGCTGCTCTATCAACGTATGACGAAGTACAGTTATACATTCTCATTTGATGTTTCATTAATTGTTCACCACCGAATTGTAAAGCACGCTGTGCACCAAGAACACGTTGTTCTTTATATGCCGTACGAGCTTCATCTAAGTAAGTGGATAATTCATTATTATTATTCATATAGTTTTTGTCGTGCATTTCAATAACACGATCAACAGCCTCGTCCCAAGATTCATATCTACCTTCATCGTCTTTAAAGCGTGAATAGCCTTCGTAGAACTTAGTCTGAGACAAAAAATCTCTTGTGTCAACAAATTGTTGCATCTTTTTTTCCTCTGTCTATTTTGATTGTTATAGTTATTATATATTAAAAAACAGATTTTGTAAAGGAATTAATCATCATTTTTTGAAAAATATTTTTCAATCATTTCAATTCTGTCATATGCTGCTGACATTTTATCGAGTTCAGCAATAACAGCTTCTGTTATATCACTATGTTCGCCGATACCTGCTGGCATTGTTTGATATACTTTAATGTTAGCTTTATGTACTTCAAGTTCTCCTTCAGCTTGTTTCTTAGCTGCATGTAATAAATGATCGCCTGCTTTCATTTTATTCTCCTAATCTGATTTGTGCTTTTACTTTTCTATGTCCGTTCCAAGCAACGAATCCACCTATTCTTAAAGCCCAATAAGCTAGCTTATTTAATAAGTGAAATCCGTTTTGTTCAATATTTATATCGCGAAAGATTTCATCCGCTTTCTTTTGAGTAATAGTACCCATAGTTTTCTTTTTACTTGCTTTTAATAATGTTTCATATTTGTATGCATAATCATGCACTAATCCACCCATTAATAATACACCTGTTGGTGATAACCATGTGTGTAAGAATTTTGGAATAGAAGCGCCATCGAATACAAATCCTTGAGGAACTACATACCATACATCTTCTATTTTAAACACCCAATCTTCTGCTATTCTCCAAGTACGTACACCTGTTAACCACATCCATATTGCACCCCAAAATCCCTTACCTTTTGTTTTAATTGGAATAGGCTGTAGCTTTGGCATTTCTTTATAGTTAAATCCAATAATTTTATCTTTGCAATCAACACCAAACATGTTGACTATAAATCCTATAATGATTAGTATACCAACAACGGTAAACTGCCACCAAGTAATAAGTTGATCTATTATGAATTCCATTACTTTTTCTCCTCTTTTGGTTTCACGGATTTTTCATAATATAATATGACTTCGTTTTGTTGTTCTATATATCTTTTTATTTGCTCAAAATTAAGAGCTAGATTTTTAAATGATTGTGGATCTAAACCATATATAACAAATTCACCCATACCAGCTTTTACTTTTTTAATAACTTCTGGTAAATTTTTTTCAGTTATAACAGTTACTTTAACATCAAGCATATTAATGCTTTTTGGTTTTTGTGCTATAGCAATAGTTGGCATTATAACCTTTTCAACCGTTACTATTTCTTTTTCTGGTTTCCAACTACAACTACTTAGTAGCAGTGTTGATGCCACTAAACATTTTGTTAACCTGTTCATTAATTCTCTTTTCTTGACCTACTGGGTCTGCTAAACTATTTTTAATTATATCTGTTTTTGCAAGTAGGTTTGAAATCTTTTTATTATTTTCTTCAGCAATAGTTAACTTGTTATTTAAGTCTTTAGTTAACTTAATTTGCTTTTCCATATTTTCTTTGAGAGTTTTAAGAGCTGCATCTTTTGATTTGACTGCAACTTCTAGTTTTGCGTTGTTATCTCGAAGTGTTGCCATTCTTTGCATAGTGTCATTATATACAAAGTACGCGCCATAACCAATTCCGCCTAGTATTACTAGAACGAATATTAAAAGATAAAACCTAGCCATGATCTTCTATGTATTTTCTAAATCGCTTTAGTAATACTGGAAATCGATCTTTCTTTCTACGCTTATCGTGCATAGTGGTAGTTTTTAATTTAGGACCCATTGCGGTTTGTGCAGGATTTGGTATTGAAGAAGTGTTTGTTGACGGCGCTTCTTCACCTACATTAAGAGTTTTAGGATAGTTCTTATCACCTGGTTTTAACCTAGGCTTTCCTGCAGCTCTTCTTTTTCTTATATTGTCCCACAAGGATTCTTTTTTTGTATTTTCTTTTTGCATAGCTTTTGTCTTCTTCTTCATTTTATTTATAAAAGCTCTGTACACAGCAGCTGCACCGGCTTTACCCATAACTTTTGCTCTTTGTTCCATTGCAATTGCAGCTTGTATTTGATGTGCATGTTTCTTACCAGAGTTTTTAATTTTAGATACTGATGCTTTTGCATCATCTGCTGTAGCAAACTTCAAACCATGAATCGTACCTTTTGGATTCTCATCTGTATATAAATCACTGTGTTTATCTGAATTAGCTGGCTGTCCTTTTTTTCTTGGTATTCTTTTTGTAGCTTCAAACATATCGGTACTTGGACTTTTACCAGACTGCTTTACTACTTTTAAATCGTCTCCTACTAGAGGTGAATATTTTTTGGCAGCAGCTTTTGCTCTTGATTCTGAACTGTGCATACTAAATGTATATCTTGACTTTGGTGCATTAGGATTTACCACAATATGTGTGTATGATTTTATCTTTGCTCCTTTTTGTCTACCTGCAACTCTCATCTAATTAACTCGCTAGCTGTTACGTATACTTCTTGATCTGTTTTTATATGTAATGCTTTATAGATATCTACACCAAATACATCACCAACTGGATAACAATCTTCGTTTACTCTAACTTGATCTTTAGCCCACACTAATTCACTACAAGATTTATTAAGTAACTTAGGATTATTAACTCTATAAACGCCAGGCGATAATTGTTTATCTTCTAATAAAAACCATTCATTGTTCTCATTTAAAAAATCTAATACTTCAATATTGCATTTTTCACAAATACTTTTTAATCCTTTTTCACTAAGGTTTGCTTTTTCTTTAACAAGATAGAGCGCTGACGCAAAAGATCCGAGTTTACTTCCACCTCCTGGAATTTTTGCAACGAGCCTTTTGATGTTAGCCACAAGGCGAACGAAAGGAGTATAAGCAGACTTCTTGCTATCGGTGTCAAGTTTCACGTTCCTATTTCTCTTTCCATTTTCATCTATAATACCTTCTTTATATGCATCCCAACTTTTCCAATCCATAACCATCATTCTTATAAATCGAAATGCATATACGGTATCTGCTGCTCCTTTTAATATACCCATTAAATTTTCCTTAACTTGTCTATAACAAATGGATCCATAGTAATTCCAGTATATTCATTATTATTAATATAATTTAAAAATATTAAAAATGGTTTTACTACTGGCCAGTGCCTTTGATCCAATTTCAATTCTAATATATTACAAGCAGCATCTTTACCAAACATATTAAAAACAACTATAAAATGATTTAGTAACAACCTCTCAGCCAGATCATCTGTTTCGAGATAACGATTAAGTAATCGCTTTATGTACTTAAATCTCTTTAAGTCTTCATAAAACTCATCAATATCAGCGAACTTTGGATTCTTATAATGCTTAGCTGCATACAAGAATAAGTTCTTTTCAGTTAGTTCTTTAAAAATCATTACAAAATTATATATTCGATTTTTTAAATAACTTCTTTTAATTCTTCAATTAATGCCGCTTTACTTTTTCTTCTGTCAAGTTCAATACCATGTTCTCTACCAAGAGCTTCAAGTTCAGTCTTTGTCATTTCTTGATAGTCGTTTTCCATCAATTCGACTTTAGCTTCTTCAAAATTAGTTGGAGCTTCTTTCAACATAGTTGGCTCAGGCTTTATACCTAAGTATTCGTTGATTGCTTCTTCTGTTAATTTCATAGAAACTAAGAGTTCTCCTGTTCTTGGATGTGTCCAACCTCTTGTTGTTGGTATTGCATCCTTTTGATAATTTGGTGGTGATATAGCCATTATATTTTAACTCCTATAATTTATGCATATTTAAATCAGACTTTTCATATGAATCATCATAATGCTTCTTTATAAATTTATGCATATGATCGTTGTCTTTATGTCCAAGATGTACAACTGGATTGCCTCCACCTGGACCTTTCATTGTATGGATTTTTGCTTTAATTCCATTTTTTTTGGCTTTATTTACAACATACTTTGCATTCTTTTCACTATCCACATCAAATTCATGTGTGTAGTCTTCAACTACAGATATGGCTTTAAGTAGACTATTAGAAACTTTATTACCTGATATTCCATAATTTTCCATAGTTTGTGTTTTTGCTGCTGGATCATTAACCTTTGTTGCTGAAGGAATGATACTAGTATCGCCTTTACCGTTATCACCTTTTCTTAACTTTTTACCAGGTGCGCTTTTAGCGATATTTGCTGCTGTATCTTTTGCAGCCTTCATACCATCTGCTTCAGTGGTCTTTGGTGTATTAAGCATGTCCATAGCACCCTTTGAAGATTTGCTTTTATCATGCATTCCTTCTGGCTCTGTTGCACCTTTATAATGCTTTGCTCTGTCATTTTCATACAATGACATTAACTTTTCTCTAAAAGACATTGTGCTCTCTTTCTGATCTGCAATTTTATTTGCTAAATCTTTTTTCATAGTAACCGGATGAGTCTTTCCACCAAAGTTGAAATTTTTCTTACCGGCTTTTGCGGCTGCAGCTGCTGCGCCATGAAAGGCGGTTCTTTCATTTGCTGGAATATCTTCAGGTATATGATACTTGAAACTTTCTTCCATTTTTTTCTCCTTTACATCCATACGTGAGTTACGTAGGTTCCTATAGCTGCGGCAACTGCCACATATACTACTTTATTTATAATTCCTACAGTTCTTGAATTATCATCGACTGCTTTTTGTATTTCATCTAATTTAACAGAAAGCTTATTAAGTCTTTCTCTCATATTCTCGTGATCGTCTTGTAATGCTATGATCTTCTCCTCTGCTCTTGCCATAGCCACCATCGCATCAGTTAGTCTATCTAACTTTTCTTCGATTCTATCTAACCTTTTGGCATTTGTTTCTGATGACTCAACCATCATAGCATCCTTTAGTAATTGTTGTATGAGGTTCTTGTCCATAAATATATTTATGTCTCGTCAATAAATTGACACCATCAATAATTTGTAACGTTTTTAGTGTCAGGTTTTTGACAATCATTTTCTTCCTTGACCTCTATATTTTTTAAAACTTTTTCTTTTATGTTTATTCATAGTTGAAAATATTGGCTTGCGTCCAATAGAAGTACCATGCTTTTGTGGTTCATGAATTGATACTGTTTTCCACAATTTAGCCATTACTCACTCTTCCAAATAGTCCAAGCACCATAAGCAATTGCTATACCTGCAGCAATCTTTGCTAGTGGTGATAAAAATAAAATCATTAGTCCTAATGCTATTAAACAAGCACCGTCCCAACTAGTTCTTTCTTTCATTCTTTTTGTTATCCAATTTTTTATCATCAGCATTTCCACCTTTTTAATGACATTGCTTTACGAGTAGGACGACCCTTTTCATCTTTCATAGGACCTTTCATACCACTCATACGTGCGCAAAATGATTTACGTCTTTTAGCATCTTTACTGCCAGGTTTTACTTTTCCAGTTACTGCGGTTTGTAATTTACTTCCAGGGTTTTTTCTACGATGAGCCGCTACACCTTTTGCAGTCATACCTGCACCTTTTTCAGTTGGTCTAAAGTGACCTTTTGAATCTGCACCTCTAGCTTCACTTTGTTGACCAGGTGTATTCTTTTTCATAAGCTTTACAGACTCTGGTGTACCATAATCATATTTGTATTCTGTTACTTCTCTACCTTGTGCTTTTTGTCTAAAAGCTTTTTTCTTTTTTGCATCTGTAGTTCTTTCAACATCTTGTATCATCGATGGCTGCTTTACAATCTTTCTTAATTTTTGTAATAATGCAGCTGGAGTTTTATCGTCCATATACATATCTGGTAAACCAGCTATTGAAACTTTATAACTACCTTCTTTGACGTTATCCATCATTGGTCTTTTAAAACCATGCTTTGCCAAAGTATCATTTTTATTATGTTTATCATATGCTGATTGAGCTTTTTTAATATTTTTCTTTTGTACGGTTCTTTTTTGAAGTGTGGCAAGTGTTGGTTTAGAACCATCACGATTAAGTTGGCCAAATAGTTTTAAAGTACTACCTGCAAACTTTGCTTCTTGTGGTCCGCGTTTAGCATCAAGATATGCAGCAACTGCCATATCTCTACGCTTCTTTTCGCTTTTACCTTTAAATTGCGGTGCCTTAGACTTCTTAAAGTCTTTAATGTAGGAACCTATTCCGTCTTTTGGATCTAGTGGCATTAGTGTGTCTTCTTTAGTTTAAATTTTGATTGTGTTGGTTTATCAATAGCTTTAAAATCTGGACTAAATGAGTGTGCTTCTTTTGATGCTGCATGAGCTTTTTTAGCAGCAGCTTTATATTGTGGAGAATCTCCGCCGTGCTTTTTATGAGCATCGTGTGCAGCTTTATGAGCATCACTAGCATTATCATGTTCCATCATCTTATGATCGTGATCTGCCATATGTTCTTCATGATCTTCATGATCATCTTCATCAGTATTTCTTACTTCTGTATCATGGCTTTTAGACATATAGTCATGATGTTTTATTGCTGCTTTATGATAAGCCTGATCTTCATTTATCATACTTTCTCTTAATTGAAAAAAATCTTTCATCAGCATCTCCTACTTTGCTTTCATTGCTGTTTGCATGGCTTTCATGAGATTATTCATATCCTTTGAAAGAACCTGAATGTATCTACCTCTTTCACCATAATTGATTTGATAACCTATACCACCTTTAAGACGAGTCTTGGTGATTTGTATACCAAACTTATCATATACATCTTCACCTTCTTCAATCTTTTGAGGTTGTAGTACTTCTAAAATAGCTTGTGTTAAACTCATTTCATACTCCCTACTTTTTTACGAGTACCAATTGCTCTAGTATCACCTTTGTCCATCATACCTTTCATACCGGCTGCCGGATCTGATTTACCATGATAACCTTGTGCGTACCCTGGCTTTAATTTTTTAATCTTACCACCTTTAGCTTTGAATGCTGCAATAGCTGCGTCATGAGCTTTCTTTTCAACATCAGACATTGCTTCTTTTTTCTGCCCGTAATAACCTTTACCGGTTGCTATTCTTTGAGCCGCTCTATCAATACCAACAACTCTCTTTACAGCTTTACGCTCTGGACCACCTTTATATTTTTGATCTGGATGTGTACCGCCTAGTCTATCAATTGCATCAGCTTTACCTTGCTTTTGACCCAAATGATAAGTGTCTCTTGAAGCTTTACTTATATAATTTTTTGCAAGTGTTTTTGATATTTCGTTTACATCTTCCTTCTTACTTTTTTTCTTCTTATTATCCGGATGTCCTTTACCACCATCTTTACGTGTTGCCCATACTGCTCTTTGTTGAGCCATTGACACATAACCTTCTTTCTTTTCTTTCTTTTTACCTTTACCACTTAAATCTGAATCAGCACCATAATAAGTACCTTTACCTTTTGTGATATAAGAATTGACTCGAGCCATTCCCCATTGCTGTGGTGTGGTACCCGGTCTGTGTCCTGTTCTCCAAGCTGCCATGCCTCGATTATATACTTTCTTTAAAGTACCGTAAGATATACCCGACTTAGCTGCTTTTTTCTTTAAGCCTTCGTTCTCAAGTAACTCATCGAAAGCCTCTTCATAAGTTGAAAATCTAAGCATCTGCTTTACTCCTATTTTTAATTTTTCTAACTTTGGCGCGATCTAACATTCTAGCATGTTTCATTTTATCGACCATTTTTTCACGTTCTATTTTTTTCTTTGCTAATTCTACAGCATCCTCGCCAAACATTTTTCTATATTTTAGAGTATGCTTACTTGGTTTTGTTTTGGCACCTGCATCGCCCGGAGCTTTCTTATAAGCTGCTGGATTGTCATCATCCATCTTTGCATGCTTTTTAAAATGTGCAAGTCTTTTAGTCTTAGTAGTTTTTGCTACTCCTTTATAATAAGGTGCCGGTTGTGTTCCTTTTTTATCTTTAATATCTGGATCTTGTCTTACTCTGTCTTTAAAATCTTTTTCAAGTAACTCTACGTCTGATAGCCATTTTCGATATAGCTTTCCACCAGACTCTACTATAACATAATTAGTTCCAAGACTGGTAACAGTAGCGAGTTCGTCACTGCCCATGATAGTAACATGATCACCAATATTAAACAAATTTCCTTTAACATATGCCTCTCTTTTCTCAGAGACAGGCTCGAAATGTAACTTATTAAAATATTCTTTTTGTTCTTTTAGTCCCATACCTCTTCTTACTTCATTATATACTTTCTTTGCGTCTGCATTTGAAACATTCCGTGGCAGCCCTTGAGTAAATTGTGTAAAATTTCCTTCATTTGCTAATTCTCTCATTTTAGATGCAGACATTCCACTTACATCGTCTGCATCCGGGTCTCTGTCTCCGGCTGAAATTACGTTGATTTTATTGAAGTTATATAGACCATGTCTGGCTTTAACTCCATTATATTTTTTTAATAGTGTATTGAATTCATTTATTCTATCTGATCCAACCACCATTGTTATATTTTTAAATCCGTCATTATACATTTCAGTTACTGCATCAAAGACACTTTTTACTTTCTTATCAAGCATTACACTTCTTGCATGCTTAGGAAAGAACTTACGAACTGTCTTAACTTTATATCTAAAATCCAATGGATTTTTCTTTTTGTCTGTAGATTGTGATAAGTAAACTCTATAAGGATTTTTACCAGACTTTTTTGCCAACTCGTTCATTAATTTTTCATGACCAGTTGTAGGAGGATTCATACGACCAAAAGTAAAGAATACGGTCTTTTCTTCCTCTATCAAATAATGTTTAAATGAACTTATCATTAACCTTTCTTTCTTTCTACTTCTTTCTTACGAACATCTTTAAATAGCCTTTTAGCTATTCTTTTAATTCTTTGTTGCAATGCTGGCTTAGCAAGTCTTTTTTCAATTTCTTGCTTTCTTGCAAAAGTTAATTCTTTCTTAGGAATACCTCTAGTTAATTTTTTAGCAAGTTGATTTCTTGCCTGCCTCATTGCTCTTTTTTCAATAGTCTTTTTATTGGCCATCTTCTTCATGGCTCTTCGTCTGCCAATTTTAATTCTTGATTTCATACGCTTCATTAGTCTTGAGCGTTTCATTCTTTGTGCTAAGTTTAAAGCTTCATCAACATCTACTTCTTCTTTCTTAGCCTTTTCAGCTTCTTTTGCTTTCTTCTTTGCAATATTTGCTGGATGCAATGGATGCTTCATACCATAAGGTGATTCTGGATTTGGATCTTTTTTCTTTGGTCTTCCTCTTAGATCCATTGGATCAACTATTTCATTAACATTCTCTGATGTTGCAGGTTTTTTAATACCAGGGCTACCTAAACCTTTTCGTACTGCCATGTCTATGCCTTTTTTACGATCTTTCTTCTGGTCTTTTTTTGCAAATTTTAAATAACCACCTAACTTATATGAAGATATTTCGTTTTGCGTTTCTTCTTTATGAATATCCATTCTAGTTCCTGATGGTGTCTTAACATAGTTCTTTACTTTATAACCGTGCTTCTTTGCAAAGTCTTGTCCATCTTTCTCTTTATGGTAACTCTTCATATGTAAATGTAAATGTTTATCACCTGGCTTTTTAATCATACTTGGAATTTTTTTAACACTCATGCTTCCATCTGAGTGTGTTTGAGCATCGCGATGCGCATCATCATGATTGATGGATTCTCTAGGATACATTTTAAATACTTTGGCACGAGCTTTATCTAAATACTTTTTCTTATTCATCATATAGTCTCTTGGATTCTTTGCAAGAGTTTTAGCATGTTTAATTATATCTGTAGGTTTAGTTGGCTTAAGAACTGAAGCTTCTTTCTTAATAACTTGTTTGTCAGTCTTAACCATTCTAATTCCAACTTTACCGTCTGGCTTTAAATATTTTTCTGGTTTTTTATCCGCGCTTTGTACGTCATCATTCATTTTTGCGAATGCAGCTTTACGATTAGCATCGGTCTTAAAACCAGCGTTCATAGCTTTCTTATAGTCTGACATATAAGGTGCATTAGTCACCTTCATTCTCATGTATTTGGAAGTACCTTTTTTGCCTTTTACTGGCTCTTTAAGGTTAGGAAGTTTTTTATCCGACTTCATAGATAGTTCGTTGACTAAGTCGAAAAAAGATTTCATTTGGGGCATCAGTTCCTCCCTGGTTTATCCCATCCCTTTATAATTTCTGGTGAAAAGTTTGCGTATGAAAATTCCATACGGTCCACAATTTTCACTGCATCACCACCAAGCTTATCAATAGCAACGTAACCTTCTTGACCTGTAGTTTGATAACCATTCTTAGTTTTTAAAAAGGTTTGTGCGCTATTTAATCTATTAAGTATATTTATAATTTTTAATTTCGCTAGAATGATAGATTTTTGTAATTCAAACATCATTTGTAAACTTATTTTATTTTGTGGTGAAAAGAATTTTAAAAACTCATCAAGCTTTTTTTGTTGTCCTGCTTTACCTTTTTCGGTCTTTCTTTTATCTATCTCTTTTTGAAACTTTTGCTGTATGTATCTTATTAGCTTTTCAACGTGGGTCTTGGTGTTACCAATGACTTCACCTTTTCGTACAAAAGTATTATTAAATGTTTCAATAGTTTCAGCAATCTTTCGGTTAGCTTCGAGAGCACGTAAGGTATTACCAGAAATTTTATTAAAAATCCTGCCACAGTTACTAAGATGCGCATTGACTTCCTCCGTATCTTTTTTACTCATAGTAAATTGAGTCATGTCTCTTAACATAGCATCTTGTGACCATACATCTTTAGATCTAAACTTTGAAGTATCAACTCCGTAAGAAGCTTTCATATTTTCAAAGTCAGTACCTTTATAAGTTGTATGCCATACAATACCAATTTTGGCAGCCTTTGCTTTCTTTGCAGCTTCGGTGCCAGTTGGTATAGCATAAACAATTGTATTAGGGTGAAACGTAAGATAAGGTTTACCTTTTATCTTTTTTGTTTTAAGATCACCTGGTCCAAATAAGAAGTCACCTTGTATAACTCCTTTGATACCGATGTTTGGTAAATACTTTAATGCTGCTTTTAATTTTAAATTGAGATCACCGCTAGTATCAGCATCAATGTCAGAATCAGTCTTGTATACTTTTGGAGATTTGTTGAATATTCCTTTTTTAGCAACAAAAAATTTACCATCACGAGGATCGTTACCGCAAAAAATAGCTGGAGCTCCGTCCCATTTGACACTGACGTTTCCATCTTTAACTCCTCCTACCATATCTCTTAATGATCTTAAAGCAAGTATTGCTTCTCGAGTTCCATTGACTCCACCATAAAGAACTTTGTCTTCAATATGAGTCATATGAGTATTTTTTTGTTCAGTTATAAATTCTTTAAAATTAATCATTATGCTTTAATCTTTGGTTTAATTGTTCCTTGGGTTACTACATCAACAAATATTTGATTCTCTTTTACGTCACCAATGTGGTATATTTCACCTTGTTGAGCTTTTGGTGTAGTATTAATAATTAGTATTAGTGGATTCTTATTTAAATATTTAGATGCAGCTTTACGATATGGTTTTTCTACGGTAGTATTCCATTTTGCAGCTAGACTTCTATCTTTCATTATCGCTTCAATTTGACTACCAGATACACCATTTTTTTCTGTACCTATTTTCATATTAGGATCGACAATGTTTCTCAATTCAAATGCAGCCTTTACCATTTTGTCCATAGGAACGGTCCCGCCTAATTTAAAATCTTTATAAGCGTTTTGTTTAGCATTAAAATTTCCTGCTTTAACTTCGTAGTTTGTGCCTCCAATTTTAATATCTGCTGCAGCAGAAGAGCCACCGCCTAAATGAGCATCATCTAGTAAGAAAAATAAAGTGGCTTCACCCGGCCCAACGCCTTTGAGATTATAAGTATGTAAAGCTCTAAATTTACCAGCATTTTCTGACTTAAGTTGCTTTATTAATTTATTTAAATTTTCTTTGGTTGGTTTACCTTTTATTGTTTTACTTAAATCAAAATTTGGAAAGAAATGAGTTCCAAATAAGTATTGAATTTCTGATTTATATTTTAAACTAGTAAAGTCACTTGATGATATATTGAACGACGTAACCTTTTGAGCTCTCTTTATAAATTCTCTGTCCAATTCGGCAGCGTTAATCATAGCCATCTCCTTTAAAAATGTTCTAAATCTTTGCATGAGCTTTTCCTCTAGTTACATTATACACTATTTATAACAGTTTGTACATAAAAAAAGCGGCCGAAGCCGCATTAATTAAACAAAGAGTTATTTAAAATTTATTTAAGAATCTTGCTATATGATGTACCCATGGTAGTAGCATTACCGCCATGAATAAGTTTGCACCACTGTGTGCTAATGCTATTCGTAAAGTATCGCCTTTTGGTATGCCATCTGATACAAAGAAACCTGCAAGCCATATTGTACCTGTAGTTCCTATGTTAGCTCCAAGAACTGCTGCTATGGCTGCTGGTAAAGGAAGAGCACCACTTGCAACGAGAGCTATGATTGCAGTAGTAGATAACGATGAAGATTGCCAGAGTAGCGTCATGACAATTCCACCTATGAACATATAAATTGGATTACCTAAAAAGAAGTTTAAGTGTTCTAAGTTCCCCATGGATTTCATTCCACCTGAAAACATTTTAAGTCCTATGTAGAATACAACCAATCCTACGAGTGCCGTAATTACGGGATTACCTAGTTCCATTTTGCTAACCTTTTTAATTAATTCGTTCATATTATTATCTATTAACGACCACGCCTCTTGAATGTTACACTTTTGTTAAACCTTTTCTTTTGAGAAGATTTTCTTCTTTGACTTTCTCTATATTGAGGATCATAGTTTTCATATCCAAGAATACCATTTTCTCTAGCCCATGCGGCAATCATTTCTGGTTTATGTTTTTTACTCATTTTTGAAACCTTACTGTATAAGTTTTTCCATAATAATTAAAAGTTATAGTTGAATGAGAATAGATAGTTTCCATTGACTCTTTATATCTTGTCATCTTATTACAAACAAGTTGAGTACCATCGTTTGCAGTGCTGTTTTGATTACCAAGAATGCCACCAATGATAGCACCAGCAGTAGCGCCGTCAGGTAAGTCTTTAGTAATATTTTGACCAATGGCACCGCCAATGATTGCACCTAAGATTGTATCAGCAGTTTTATCTCCTGAAACTTTTCTTTCAGAACAAACTTCAACAACCTGTGGTGTTCTTTTAATAACAGTCTTTTGGTGATCTCTTACTTCAACGTTATAAGGTTGAGTAGCAAATGCACTCTTACCAGTTATAAAGCCACCGACAAACGCTAGTGACCATATAACAATTGTAGCCTTTATAAAAGTTTTCACTTCTTTAACTTCCATAATATATACTCTTCACCATTTGCTTTCATGGTGATAGCAGGAACGCCTGAAGGTTTTTGTTTTCCAACATACTCCCATTTATAACCATCATTCATTTGCTGATTCATGGTTTCTCTAAACTCTTGCGTGTCCATACTGAACATGCCTAATACTAATGCTATAATACCCATTATTGATCTCCTTCCACTTTACAAATTGGGGTTATTGTTGTACCGTCAATGTAGTCACGATCGGTATAAGTTCTTGTAACGACTTCTTTTACAAGCATGCCTTTACGTTTTCTATATGTTGTGAGCTCTCTAGACAGGACACCGTCACTGTCTAGGAGATCAAAAGCCGCTTTTAAAGGACCGTCAGTCATTAAGCTGCATCCGCGAATGCTAATGCAGTCTTAAGAGCGTCTCTCTTTCTGACTTGGTTGCCACCAAACCATGAAGAGTATAATCTGTTGTCAGCATTTCTGCCTTGAACGTGATCAGTAACATAAGTCACTGAATTAAAAGCCTGCCACCAAGAACCTTCGGCATACTTTGCACCAGGCTGTTGCTCGATTGCATCGAATGCAGCCTTTGCGTTCTTAGATAGAGTCTCAACAGATAACTCTTGATTTTGAACTCGCTTATCAGCAGTTCTTGGAAAGACTGTATTATAATACTCGATAAGATTATCTATATTATATCTCTTTGAGCCAAGAAATTCAGCCATTTCTTTGTACTCGTGAAGCTTTGAAGAAGCGATACCTAAAGCTTTCTTGACTTCATCGGCATTGAACTCTGTTCTGTGACCGACTTTAACTGATCTCTCAGTCTTACCTTGAAGAGATAATGAAAGAGTATTATTACAAACAACTCTAATTGGAGTAAACCTCACATCGATAGAGAAACCGTACTTATGCGGATTTGAAAAGAGTAAATATGACTCGATAGTGTCACCACCAAAAAGATCAAATGACTCTTTAACTTTCGCTAAAGCCCATACAAGCTGACCACCTTTAAGTGAACCTGCTGTATGCATTTCCATATCGCCTTTTAAGACGTACTCGCTGAAGAAGTTAAATGCATCTTCGTTTTGGACAGGATTCCAAACCTGACCGATATTAGTAAGAACTTTATTGTCTGAGCTTCTTACCAAAGCTTTCATTCCTGTAGGAACTTTCTTGTCACCTACCTGAACGTATGAATCAATCTGCTCGACTGTCCAGTCTAAGCCAGCTTTCTTCATCATTTGAGCTGGAGTCAGATCGTTTGATACTGGAACTCCAAGACCGTGCCAAGGAACTTCCCCTGCATAAGCCATAGTTTCAACTTCGTGTGCCATAATATATCCTCCTTATTGGCTATTAGAATTAGTTTCGATACAACCAGGTGCTAGACCCTCAGTCGTACATGGATCTTCAATCTTACCGACTACCATGATCGCGGCTAAAATTAGAAAGAATGCGATAAATGTTTTCATAAAATAAACTCCCTTTTTAATCTTATAAGAATATTATACACTATTTTCTCTTAAATGTAAAGGCTTTTTTTCACTTTTTTTAAAAAAATTTTGCATAAATTTCTATCGCTGTTACATAAAAACCGTAGCCAAAGAGACAGTACACAACTGTCTTTAAGACTTTATTCATACTATCGTCGGCCATATAGACCCAATGATGATATTGTTTTTTCTTCATGCTTTACTCCATGTTGGAAATTCTATATTAACAGCACCATCGAAATCAAGAGTTGATTCGTGTGCTTCTTGAGTTGTGTTATCAGGATAACGTACGGCATAATAACCGTTACCTAAGTAAGTTAATATCTTAACATAATCATCTGTAAAGTGACATCTTGCAAATTTTAATTTCATACTATATTCCTCCCTAAAATTTTATCTTCAACACTCTTAATATGCTTACACTTACGAAAAGCGATACAGCTACAATCGAAACCGCTGTCATACATTTTGACACGATATTCGTTACCTTTAGATCCTTCGACAGGCCATACGACTCCGACGAAAGGATGCTTATATGTATTAATCTCTTCAGACTTATGAGCCATTACGCCACCTCCGGAAGAGATGGCCAGTCTGCGTCAATCTGATTTAACTTATCTAAGTAAGCCACAATAAGCTCGACTAAGAACTCTGGGTGGTCAGTGCAGTAAAGATCGAATGCGACGAAGCCTTTAAGACCGTCATACTCGAAATGCTCGACTGAGTTCAGTGCTGCATAACCTTCGATGGCCTTGCGCTCGGTATCTAATGTAAACATAAAAACTCCCTTAATTTTTTATTTTATGATATTATTATACCATAGTTTTTCTTAGATGTACACTGTTTTTTTCACTTTTTTCAAAATTTTATCACATTTTCTATAGGAGGTTTTTTTTCTTTTAAATTTTCACCAGTTCTAGTCCAATAAGGCAACTCTTGATCCGTGTAACCAATACTCATAGCAAATGATACGAGTGGAGCTTTAATAATGTGATTGATATTTTTCCAAGATGTAGCATGCCTGCTTGGCATACACATTGAGTACGAGGTTCCTAATCCTTTTTCTAAACATAAGCCTGTAAGTGTCATAGCAAACATTCCTATCTCAACAAAAAAAGTATTCGTTACGTGATGAGGCACTCTTATTGCATTAAAACCTTGACCTTTTTTTTCAAGCATGCGTCTTACTGCATCGTTATAGTCTTGTATCTTTCTCGTCGTGAATAACAAAACATAAGGAGCGTCGAGCTGTAGCGTACCTCCTACGCTTTTTCTTTTTTTAACTGGAGCCATCGGCGAGTTTTTTCCAGTCTCGTTCATACAAAAGTTTTGAAAGATTTTTTTTTCTTCCTCGCGGTCCGGACCTAACACTTCGATCTTATAGGGAACTATCAGTTGCTTCGATGGTACGAGCTCATAAGCCTTTTTGAGAAGATCCTTTATCATGTTATGATCTATAGGAGTATCATTGTACTCCTTAACGTGTATTCTTTTTTTATAGAGATCTTCGATGTTACTTCGCATTTTTTTTAAGGGGATTTTTTTCAGCCGTAATATCATAATAGTATTCCTCGGTGTCACCTAACCGATATTCATTGCCATTCTCGACCTGATAGTATTCTGTAGAAACTTTAAAGTCTGGCATCTTCGGTTCTTTTGGTGTGAGACTATTATCATATACACGCATGCGATTGTTCGGATACAGAGCGTACTGCCCGTTCTCCAACTCTAACAAGTTAAAAGACTTGTGCTCTTCTGGCTGTTCTGCTGTAGAATAATCAACTTCATCAGAATGTATATGGTAATTATCAAGAGTAGCAATGTAAGTACCTTTGACTCTACCATGACTCTTAGTATATACTTCATAGTCCATAGAACCAATGAACTGTTTCTGTATGCAAGTAATACCATAGTCCATACAATTCCAGAACTGCAACTCAGGTAAAGCCATATCTAATGAAGGAGTCTCTGGAGAAGAAACAAATGCAGATATCGGTAGCTTATCGTATAGAGCACCGTACTCTGGAAGAAAAGTCTCGAAATAAAAGGCGCGACCCGGTATGGACTTTGCAGTGACCCAGTGGCCTTCGACGAATTGACCGTGTCCATCCTCGAGATCTCGTAGGTATTCACGGCGTACCCAAACCTTTTGATTTGGTATATTACATATAAGATGCGACATAATACTATATATTTCTGAAAAAAGTCTGGAGATGAAAAAATTTCCAGGAAAAAAAATTTTATATAAAGGTTTCTGAAAAAAAGTTCTGAATCTAAATATAGACGTGATGTACTAGTGGCTTGTTACCGGCACTGCGCATTTTGCCAATATAAACCCCTATATTGGTCTGTGTCCCTCTGAGGCCCGTGGAGAGGCGTTAACTATTCGCCTCTATATCTGATGGATGAGCCACACATAGACGTCTGTGGTCCTCTACCAACCAGTAGTCCGGGCGGCTCATCTTCTCGCCTCTGGCCTTATACTGCTCGTAAGTATCGTAGTCGTCGTATGTGGCGATATCAACCAGTCTCTCTCCGTGGTCTCTATCATATGTAGCCCAGAGATTGGTGGCGAACCATACAGATAACTTCTCGGTCTTACCACAGTAGATCCTGGATATCTTATTCCCCTCGGCGGTAACTGAATCTAATTGAGATATAAACATATTAAGTACTCCCTTTAAATTAATATAGAATTATTATACCACGCTTTCAGATGTTTGTAAAGGAAAAAGTGCACAAAATGTAAACTTTTTTTGAGTATGAGAGAAAAATCTGGCGCTCTGCCGCGGTCACTAAGGTATCCGACTGTGTGTACGCTTTCCTTAGTTTTAGAGATTTACATACATTCAGTGTACATTGTACCATATACAGGGTGTATATATAGTAATATGATTCATTCCTTACGAGTGTCATATATCGGATGAGGAGTTCTTTCAGAGACTGGAAAGAATACTATCATGACATTGCCCCTACATACGGACGTATAAGTAGTATATACTATAGTTGGTTTAATTATAGATGTTTTAATAGAGATTACACATATAGAAAGAAGAAGTTAAGTTTATGGGATATAATACTAAGCAGAAACCGATGAAGAAGTTAGATTTTAGTAGTATGAGGACTAAGACAAGTGAACAGAAAGTGATTGTAAGAGACTACATGCACGATTATAAGAGAAAGATAGAAGAATTAAGACAGAGATTATATCAATTAATGAGGATTACCAATGAAGCCAAGTGATCATTTTATGGTTGGTATCACCAGTTGTATGTTATTAATATGTTATAAGATATTTCCTTATGCGCCGATAATGTCAGTGTTTATGATATGGTTCAATATGGCGATGTTTAATAATTATTGTCTTAAGCGTAAGAATGAGAATATGTAAAACGTGAGATTTACACCGTGACATTTTCTGCGATTGATATTGGTGTAACTGACCAAGAAAAGATTGACATGCTTGATGAGGTGATGAATCTACCGCCACAATCTTATTATTATAATGACTTTCGTGGTTGTAGAATAGCGTCAATTGATACTTCTAGTAAGGCGTGTCCTATATTATTAAGAGTATGTAGAGAAAAAATATTTCCTTTTATGAATCCACCCGGCCGTGTTTCAATACTGAGAACTGCACCAAACACAGGACTTAACGTACATATTGACACTAAAAAATCAGAGATTGGATCATTACATCAGAAATACAGACTTGTTTTAAACGGAAATGTTGGTAAGTTATACTTTATTGACAGAGATTATAATAAAGTTTATGTGCCACCACACTATGATAGTTACAGTATGGACGGCGGACACCCACACAGTATTGATCCAGATGAAGAAGAAAAGATTACGTTATGCGTAGGTGCACCGTGGCATGGCGAATCAAATGAAATATACGATAGAATGATAAAGAATTCTGCTTTTCATATGACAGTAAGTCGACCAGAGATATTAGATAAATGGAGAAATCCAACATATGATACATGATTCAACTCTTAATGACATAGAAACTCGTCATCGACAACTTAAAAAACTTTTTAAAATACGTTCGATTGAACCAGAATGTAAAGATGAATATATTCGTGTACCATTAGATCTACCAATAGAAGGTATGATACACGACATTAACGAGATCTTTTCACAAGAGTGGTACGGCATGGTTCATAGAAGACATTCTGAGTGGAACCGAAGTGTGTTATATGGTGGAGTTGGATTGACATACAATCCGGATTACATTTTTGATATACCAAGACATGCTCAAGGATTAGGACAACCGAGATCTCAAACGCAGTTAAGCCGTGAAGAATGGGTAGAGCAAACTCAGAATAAAAGTTATGAATCACAAGTTTCATTAAAAAACTCTTACAATGATTGTCTTGGACTTCGAATGCGCAATGAAGTAACATACATGAAATCACTAAGAGTATTATTTGATAAGTTAAAAGTTAATATGTTTCAAGGCCGTATTGCAGAAATACGACCACACACCATTGCACCAGATGAATACAATAATAATAAAGAATTTATGTGGCACGTTGATGAACCAAACGAAATTATATCTCGCTTGTTGATACCGTTAGTATATAGTGACGATTACTATATAGAATTTGCAGATTCTGGAAATAAGATACGATTTGAACCGGGTTATGCTTATCATTGGAACACAAGAATGATGCATCGATGGGGTTACGATTATAGTGATACAATACAAAATAGAACGTGTATTGTATTAGGCTTTGGCCCTTGGATAAAGTACGAAAATGATATGTGGAGTACTAATGAATATTTTAATAAAATGCATCCAACAGATATGATAATACAAGGGAAAGTAATATAAATACAGTTATGGCATATCACAAAACATTACTTGTTTCAAAACTTAAATCAACAGATGAGTTGCCTGAAAATTCTGAGTGGATTCAATATAGAAATGAAATGATTGAAAGTGGCAGAATACTTATGTGGGATATGAGTAAATTTACTAGTGAAGGCTATGGATCTGGCACGCATGCAACTATTGATGTTATGACTGACAGTGAAGGAACATGGCATGAAATTTTTAAAACAAGTGAAAGAATAAGAGATAAAGGAAGATTTACAGTTAAAACTATTTCTTAAACTTTTTCTAATTCTATTGTGTTACTATTAGTTATGATATGTTGATGACACTTAATACTTTTCCTATTACATGTAAGATACAAATCAGGTAATAATCTGTAATTATACTGTGGATTTAAATATTCTATAAATCTTTGTATTGAATAAGTCTTATTAACTTCTGCACTCATTGATATAAAAGGTTGAAAGTTATTTTGCAATGACCATTCTGTTTGCACTGGTACAAAGTGCTCTGCACAAAATCGTATATTTTTTTTAATAAACTTATTGATACCAAATCTTCTATGAGATCTAAACGTACAATACCTATCACATATACGGAGAGTCTTATCATTAAATTTCATAATGCCACCCATTGCAACTGGTACGCCTTCATCTTCTAACACATGAAATTGCACGTACTTATGCCATCTTTTTTTCATTTTACTATATTCGTAGTTTTCTGCGTTACGATGGTTATCGTTGGTGGCCTGCTCGCAAAGTTCTTTGATGTCTTCTACAGCACTTACATTTTTCATTAACATACGCCAGCAAGTCTCCATAAGTGTCTGTTACCTGCGCTCGTACCTTCACGTTTATGATTTGTAGCAAGGTTATTACTTATCATTAAGTCACCTTTTTTCCACTTGTGATAGTATATTCTGTCAGGCGCGTATAGAACATCTTCCATAATCTTTTTCTCATTAGGCGGCAAGTCAGTGTACGCTTCTGAATAAAATACGTATTTACTCTTTAAGTCCTCTTGTACTAACTGATGTTTAACGTTACGATACTTCAATCGAAACCATCTTCTGTCTGCCTCTGTCTTAAACTTATATCCGTACCTCTCGCTCTTTGTAAACCTATCCATATTTGCAGATACGAGTCTATCTGGTATCGGGCATTCGATTCTGTTACTTACAAACATAGTCCTACCAGCGTCATCAGTTACATCAACTGCATAGAGTCCGGTGATATGAACAGGATCTTGCATGTAACCACCGTCCATGTGCCACTCCAAATCAGAACTACTATAAAGATTACCACGACCTTCGCCGCTACTAGTGATGTCAAGAAATATCGTATCCATTGGATTCTGTCCTACGACAGTATAGTATTGACTTACAAACTTAAATATTTCCATTTGTGACGGTGGCGTATTTTCTATGATTATCAAGTCCGTATCTTTATTTTTAAGAGTCGTTAAGTCTCTTTCTTTCCAGTCTTGTATTGTTACTTCCATTACGTACTCCGTATTAATTTTATAAAGAAATATGTAGGATCTATTGGACCGTGTCTTAATTTCTTAGAATTGTCGTGATGTGCTTTATGATACCCTTCACCTGCAGTAAAAAGATTGATCAAAGTGTTGTTAGTTGCCTCACCAGTTTTGTGTAAGTATGCGTTAAATAATCCAAATAGATGTGAACTCAATACACACGGTAACGCATATGCAAATACTAACAACAATGGATCAATTGCAAATAACGTTACAACTAGCACTGCAACCATCTTAAAATAATGATCATGCCAAAACTTAAGTATCTTGTTGTTAATAAGTCCTTTAAAAAACTTTCTTTCAATTTTTTGTTCTAATCCCCATAAGTTAAAATATATTCGCCAAAATCCGTAGTGTGTAGGTGACTGCGGATCCTTATCAGTATCAGAGTATGCATGATGCTGTCTATGTATCGCAGCTCTTGTCAAATACGGACCTGAACCTATGAATAAACTTAGTATATTTGTAAAGTATTCAAACCACTTACCAGCCTTAAAAGCTTCGTGTGAATAGAACCTGTGATAACCTGCACTTGATGAAGCGATAGTAATAAAATAATACCATGCAAACCCTGCTATCCACATCCACCAAGTACCATAAAATATGCCATACACTAACGCAATATGACATAAACTGTGATTGATTAACAATTTATATGTTGTTTTTAAATTAAACATTTTTCTCTTAATTCATTTTTTATTTCTTTAAACGTTTTTTTATGCCAAGCAAACTTTAATAATAATCTATCTTTTGGATAAGGCTTTACGCTATGTTTTTGTGAAACATCTATTAATGCATTTTTATAATATTCATCACCATGATCAAAAGTAATCGGCGCAACTTCGTCTGATAACAACATATTAATTGCTGTTATAATATCGTAGTCTCTATGTTTTGGCAGATTAGAATTAGCAAGCTGCTTGTAAACATATATAATATCACATTTAAAGATAGAATTTAACCGTGAAATTTCTGGTAAGTTGCTAGTATCTTCAATAATAGTTTTTAACCATGTATCTGTTTTATACCAAAATCTTTTGCTTTCTTCTGTTCTAGCTCTCCACCAATTATTAGAATGACCAGGTTGTAAGTCAAGAGTGTTTATTTCATCTATAACTTTTTGCTTATCAAAAGAAATGTTTATTTCTGTAATCAAGATACTTGTATTGCTACGTATACTAACATACCAAAAATACCAATATTAATTAACATATTAATGTAGTGTGGATTTGGTGCCATAATCTTTCTCCTTTTTTAGTGGACTCCAAAGTATGCGGAGAGGCCGAAGACTTCCAACAACATGAAACTAAATAAGAGTAATAAGATACTCCATACTATAAGTTTACCACTAAAGTTTGTTGCAGCCATCTTGATTGCGATAAGTTCATTACCTAAAAATCTGAGTGCTAATTCAAACTCATTGTGTTCGTTCTTTACAACGATACCGTTTTTCTTTTCTTCGGCCATAAATGCTCCTATTGCTTTTCGCTTACATACTGATAAAGCTCATTTGCTTTTTCAATAATATCACTAGGACGATACATAAGCGGTGCATGTGCGCGTATAGCTTTTTCAATATCTTCACGCTTTTCTACAGCTTGGTCTATCATTCTATACATGATATCTTGTTGTAAACAGTATTTTGAGTCGGCCATTTCTTTGGCCATTCTTAAAGTTTCGAGACGAATCTCGTATGCATTTTTAGACATATTGTCCTCCTGTGTGTGTTAAGTGGTGAGATTCTGTTTCCACGCTCTCTCCAAGCGCATAGGAATTACGCTGCTTGAGCGAACTCCTGAGGTGCAAAATTATCGTTTGCATTTAGAGTTTTGTTCGCATTAACCGAGCTTACATCCGGATAACTCCACATCGCTATTGAACCTGTCGATCCTATTTCAGCCCCATCAAAACTACTCGCGATAATCGAATGTTTTTGGTGGAGCTGTCGGGTACCGCCCCCGAGTCCAGTGAACCATTCACTTTGCTTCATCGTTATATAGTATATATTATACCACATAATTTTACATTTGTACACCTTTTTTTTATAAATAGTATTGAAGAAGAGGAACTACATATGATAGAAGTAGCGGCCGCGTTAAGCGCAGCAACAACAGCATTTAATGCAATCAAAAAAGGTTTTGAAGTTGGTAGAGATATAGAGTCAATGTCCGGCGATTTAAGTCGTTGGATGGGTGCCGCATCAGATATCAATAAGGCGGAAGAGTACGCAAAAAAACCACCACTATTTAAAAAACTCTTTGCAGCAGGTTCTATTGAAGAAGAAGCGATGGCATCATTTATGGCTAAGAAAAAAGCCGAAGATATGCGCTATCAGCTTAAACAACTTATATCACTTACTCGCGGTCCTGCGGCATGGGATGAATTATTAAAAACTGAAGGCGAAATAAGAAAGAAAAGACAAGCAGCCATTTATGCACAAAAAGAAAGACAAAGAAAAGTATTTGAAATTAGTGCAATTGTTTTTCTTGTTGTTTTCGGTGGAGGTTTTATAATATGGGTAACTGCAGCTTTATTAAAATCTCAAGGTGTAATTTGATAAAAGATTATTATTGGATCATAACAACCATTTCATTCATAATTGGTATATTTTTATTTACGGTATTAGCACATGCTAAAGGTAAGATATATGAACCAAAAGATCCAAAATATGGTACAACTAAAAAGTATACAAAACAACAACAAATAAATAGAAATGGACAAACTAAAAAATACACAACCTGTAGGTTATACAAAACACTAAAGTCCCGTACAACTGGTAGACAGGCTTGTATATACCTTGGTGGTAATAAAACATTTGAATTAATGTATGAAAACAATTGTCCAAAACAATATAAATGTGTATATAATCCGTGGAGTAAAGAACCAAGTATTGACGATGTTGTTGATAGTTTAAATTCAATTAAAAAATAGAGGTGAATATGTCAGGAAGTCCAGAAAGATGGTGTAATAAATGTAAATGTAGATGTCATTGCTATGCACCAGAATGTCCAAATTGCGCTAACGATGTATGCACGTCGTGTGATTGTAAAGAAAATGAAGTTCAAACATGAAAATTATATCATTGATCTAAACGATACCAGTAAAGCAAAGTTATACCAAAACAATCAACTTATCTTTATAGGTGACGGATATAGAGCTATAACAGCAATGTTAAATGGTTGCCAAGATAAAGAACCTGTAAAGAAACAATTTAAATCTCAATTAACTATGAGAGAAAAACCTAAATTTGATACTTCAAGTGATGAACTTGAAAGAATGAGAAGAGAAGCTGAAGCTGCTCTAGCACCAAAAAATTCTAAGAAAAAGAAATAATCTGTATAAATATTAATACATTAAACGTTCACCCGTAAGGGCGGAAGTAAGCAGTCGCTGAAGGAACGCACCTAACCATTAACTAGGGAGGGTGACTAATGACTTACAGACCATTTTCTTGGAAGAGGTTTTGTCAGGCTCGAGACCGTGCCAGAGTTCATAGAATTCTGAACTACCGTCTACGCTATTTTCAAGCAGCCTAATAAAGTCTAGTGTTTTTTCCAACAGGCTTAGGAACGCAAACCGCAGTGTACCTGACTAATAAATCAGAATCATTTTGTGCATTGCGGTTTGGTACCATCGGTTGTTTGTTAAGTCTTTGAGCAAAATATAGACAATCGTTAATGTTTCTAAAATACATATCTTTACTTACTAAAGCTTGTCCCATATATACCATTAACAAAAATGCATGCATTATTCTATATTGCTTTCAAAGTCATGCACAAATAATTGTATAATTCCATAATGTAGTACTTTTAATAAGTCTTTACGAGCATCATCTCTGCTACCTTTTTTACCATATCTTTGAGCATACTTCATAATATTACCAATACAAAAACCTGTACCATGCCCACCATCAATTATAAATTCAGTAGCCTGAAAATGATCTCTTGAATAATGTCCTGTATACGTAGAATCGATTGTTCTTAGTAACTCTTCAACATATTCTTTTTCGTTAAATTTATAATCACCCTTTGGCTCTTTTTGTTTTTTCATCAAAGTCCTCTATTATCTTAATTTGTTTGTTAATCCAATCTATGACCGTTCCATTGTCTGCATGTATTTGACCTGGTTTTATTTTCCAACCATGCATTTCAACTATTCCTCTGGCATGCTCTGCTTGAAATTTTTCTATTTCTTCTTCTGTATAGTTCAGATGTTCTGCACTAGTCATGTCTACCTCTTAAAAAACCTTGTTGCCATTTTTATAGGATTTTTTAATCCTTCATATGTATCATCAATGAAGTCAATGTGTTTTCCGAGTTTACCATTTAGTTCCTCTATTTTGCTTTCTAACTGATCCATTTTAGATTCCATTTGATTTAACTTATCCATGATGTCATCATTATTATACATGCTCATTCATGCTCTCCACCAACATCATTCTTATCTAATTCAATTCTTTTACCATTGTAATACATTGCTCTTGCTCGGCTTGGTGTATGGTATGTCCA